ATCCTAAAAGAACAGCAGTCAGAACTTTACTAGAAAATAATTGCAATACTAAAATAAGTAAAGCACTTACTCCAAAAGTCTGCCACTTTTCCTTAATATAGGAAGTTACCTTTTCAACTGTGATCGGTGTTTTTGTATTAGCCATTTTAATTATCCAAATGTAGAATCAGGCTCCAAAGCTATATAATATTTCAAATCATACGACTGACTCTGGAATCGTGACAAAAGTTTACTTGATACAACAACTTCATAAGTACCAGGAATAATTTTAAGATTCTCTTCCTTAAAATTAAATACAAACTCTTTATCTGTTTCACCAACTACTATAGAGAAGTTATTAGATGTATCATTCTTCTTATCCCTAGCAACTATCTTCACCACACCAGCTTCCCCAATAGCAGAAATATCTGGTAACTGATAGATAGATGCTGCTTTCTTTAACTTCTCTAATTGCTGACTTGTAATAACAAATCCAACATCCTCAGTAGGAAGTTCAATAGGTTTATCTGGTGGAGATACTATTACAGAAGCATCTGCAAAGAAGTATCTTGACCTCATCTTACCTTCTTTAATCAGAGCATAGTTATCACCATTATCAAAATCCAATTCAGGAGTTTGATGTAAAGCAAGACCATTAAGGAACTGATTCAAATCATAGATACCAAAATCCTTTGGAAAATCTTCATCTATGTTTGCTTCAGCAAGAATATTCTTCATCACACTAATAGTTCTCAAGTTATTCCCTTGCTTAAAAAGAATAGATTGATTAATAGTTGAGAAGTTCTTTAGAAGATTGATTGTTTTATCAGAAAGTTTCATAACGACGGGTCGGAGTTTCATTTTTTGTATGTCCACTAAAATAATATAAGAGTAAACAATAGTGCATTGCCTTTAGTATATCACGTTTTGCTTGTCCTTTTTTATCATACCTAGCAAGGTACTTAATAGCATTAGATCTACAGAATGATTCTGCATCTCCTACTGACTCAATAAGATCAAGTGTCTGGACATTATTATTGTCAGAAGTATAATGTCCACCATAAGTGGTAGAAATATAATCCTGAAGAGCTTTGATGGACTCATCTTCTTTATATTTTCTATTACAATCCTTTTGTATACCAGGTGTTGGTGGTAATGTAATATCAAGTTGATCAATTTCATCTGTATTGAGTGTAATATTACCAATATTACCCATATCAAAATTCAAATAATCTGCACCATCAGCATCAGAAACTGTGTAAGTAGCAGTATTACCTGATCCTACAATAGGATCATATTCATCACTCTCCTGTGGAGTAATTGTGTTGTCAGTCATAACAGGATAAACCTCATCCATAGTTCCATTAAGTTCTTCATAAAGTAGACTCCAAGCATTAACCATAAGAAAATAGAAATTCGTTTACAAGTTTGTCTGCTTTTTCTTTTCCAAATGATCCTGCAAGATATCCTCCTACTGGATCAAGTTTGGTCATATAAGCATCGAAGTCTTTGTAGACACTAGTATCAGTGCCTTCTGGTTTCTCTAATTCTACCATATTTTTATAGACTGTCAAGTATTTCTTAAACATATCCAAATGTTCATCAACCTCATCAGCCTTACAATATTGAATGTAGATGTTTTTAGAGAAATGATTACCTGGTTCAAAGAAGCGATAATCACCTCTTCCTTCGGGTAAACTATCAACACCAAATAGAAAGTTTTCTACTGGATGTTGGAAATCAAATACAATAATAATCTTCTTTTCATTGAATGCCATTAGATCGACACCAAAACAAGGAAGATTACTTCCAGTTTTTGGATAGATGATATTATTGTAAATGCAACTCTTACCACCCCAAATATCAACCTGTCTTGATTTGATAAAATATGGGTGAATATAAGTTTCAGCAGTGAGAAATAATTTCTTACCTTCCCAAGATGCCCAACATTCCCTGAAAGATAGATCAGGGAATGTCTCTGCTACAGCATCCTTATAATTTTTCCACAGATTCTTCATCAAGATTCAAGTTAAAGTCTACATCTACTTTATCATATAATTCAAGGAATGACTGCTTCGTTTCATCATCGAAACGATTGATACATACCTGAATTGCTTTTGCCTTATCATTAAAGATAGAGAAAGCACGAACTATATGAACTAATCTACGAGTACTGATAAGATCCTCGATACCACCATCATAGAATGTTTTGCGAATAATGTCAGCCCAGTCTACTAATCTCTTACAGAAATCAGCATCAGTAACACCAATCTGTTGAGATACTCCATTTAGGATCTTAACTTCATTTGCAACAGTAGGATACTCCTGTTCAAATGTTACTGGGAATCGCTCAAGGAAGGCTTCGTTGAGCACGTTAGTTCCAATGAATCGTCCGTCGTCTGAACCTTTACCTTTAGTATTTGCGGTTGCGATGATGTTGAATCCTGCTCTTGGTCGAACGAATTTTCCAATCTTCTTAAGGAAAACTCCAGATCCCTCAAGTACGCTCTGAAGACAGAGAATCTTGTTGGATGCAAGGTCGATCTCGTCAAGTAACAAGATAGATCCTCGTTCGAGTGCTTCAATGACTGGGCCATTGTGCCATACGGTTTCACCATTAACAAGACGGAAACCGCCAATAAGATCATCTTCATCAGTTTCAATAGTAATGTTTACACGAATAAGTTCTCTCTTAAGTTGAGCACATGCCTGTTCTACAGAGAAGGTTTTACCATTTCCAGATAAACCAGTAATAAAAGTAGGATAAAAAATACGACTTTGTATGATTTTTTTAACATCTGTAAATGATCCAAACTTGACAAAAGTATCATCAACTTCAGGAACCAAACTTCTTTCTACAACTGGTTGAACCGCAGGAGCAGCAAATGAATTTTCAATCTGTTCTACTTTCTCTTGAGTTATTTCTAGATTCCATTTGCCTTTAGATACTTTATATTTTTGTATTTTCTTAGTTACTGTAGAATAACCTATGTCATTCATAGCACAAAATGCTTTAACATCAGCAGCAGTAAATTCTGATCCGTATGTACTTCTCAATCCATCAATTGCTTGCTGCTCTGTCATTTTAAGTTCAAAAGTCATGATGTAAGTGATTTATTTATATACGTAGTATACCAATAAAAAAGGGGGTATAGTACCCCCAGTAGACACTTATTTAATTGGACTAGTCCAGTTTAACTTTATTCTTTTCTATATGTGTTTGAAGTTCAACAACCAACTTAGAATGAGAAAGTCTCTTATCCAATTCAATACCAACACCTCTACCTATCTGTTCTAATTCATCCTTAGACTTCTTAAAAAGTTCTTCCTTTAAAGGTGCTGCTTTAGAAACAACTGGTGCTGGTTTAGGAGGAGCAGGTGCTTCTACTACTGGTGCTGGTGCTGGTGGTGTAGCAGCAGGTGCAGTCTTCCCACCAAGCAAATCTCCAAATTTTGACATTTTTTTACTTATTAATATAAGCTTATTTATCAAGCAACAAGTTCCACAAATTCACCAAGAATCTTTTTGTTCATCTTTTTAGTTTTAAGTGATTTAACAAATGCTCTTTTGATTTGTGCTTTTGTTGCATCTTCTTGTACCTCAAACTCATCATCATTAGATAATGCACTTGAACATAATCCAAAGTAAGTATTATATCCAGCATCTTTAATAGAGAATGCTCTATCTTTTTTCCATGCACTCATTGTTCTCTCATATCTGTCATCTTCATATCCAGTATATCTACGAACAAATTGTCCAGCAGCACGAGATTCCATAACACGAATTCCAATGAAATTAGTATTAGGAAAAGTTTGTCTCAAATCAGTAAGAAGTAAACCAGTTACATCTGCCCAATGTCCTAAGTCTTGGCAAGAATAAGTATGTCCAGTCTTACGATTCCTTAAGTAGGAATTATTACTAATGTAAGCACTTCCTAAGAATGGTTCATCTTCCCACTGACGATCAAACTCTTTACTATATCTTAATGGTGCTGCTTCACCATCAGTTAATACTACACATTGAACCTTTTGAAGATTGTTCTCTTTTTGAAACTTTGGAAGTATTTGATGAAGAGCAACTAATGTTTCATTCAATGGTGTTCCAGAAAGATTCATTCCAAGAGGGAATCCATATAATCCATAATCTCTACTATAACATCTAGCAGAAAGACGGAAGATATGCTTCATATGCTCTTCCAATTCTTTTCCCTTTACTTTACTTGTAAACAAATTCATCAAGGAGAATGTTGGTTCAATAATTGCTAATCCAGATTTCTTTTCATATGCTG